TCATTTCATTTGCCATTGGCATATTATTCACTAATCCTTTCACATTAAAAAGTCTATTATACTAATGTGAAACAAAAAAAAACAAGGGCTTATTATAAGCCCTTGGGAACTTTGTACTCCCCGTTTTTAAACAGGGAGTCGTTCTTTTTCTGTAGTTTTTCTTGGAGGAGCTTCTGACGATATTCCTCCATATCTTTCTGATAAGCTTCCTCATCGTATGTGATGAGGTTAGGCTTATCATAGTACATGTCACTGTACTTACCAGTGACATGTTCTACTTCTTCTAATAAACTAACGTGATAGTTGATCACGCTAATACCATAGAAGAAACCTGACATAATTACGGTGAAGATCAAAATATCCTTTATTATTTTCATTATTTTATTTCTCTCCTTTTCTGGATACTTATTGTATCCAAAACAACTTTTTTGTATTTTCACCATAATAATATACAGTTGAGTTTTCTTACTTTTACACTATTCAATTTCTGTAACATCCATCAAACTAGGAACTTTGTTTTCTTTGATATCTCCTAGCCCTTTATTAGGAACTATAGCACCAGGGATCTTATTAAGATCTATATAGTTACCATAATTCACTTTAGGAACTTTAGGAATTATATCCCCAGGATTGGGTTCATTCTTTCCAATAAATGATTTTTTATTCATACTTTCATAATCCACCTTTCCAGGTTCTATGGAGTTCAATCCATCCCCAATTTCTTTTTCATCTAAAAGCACATCTTTATTATACAAACTTGCATAATAATCCACAGCATCTTTTATTCCTGTAATTAGGATACTAAGATTGTGCATTACCAATATAAACTTCTTTGTAGATTTATTGTACAATCCAAATATATCAGGAGTTATAAAGAAGCCTTTACTTAATACCATCTTATCTTTAAAATCTAAAGATTCAGGATAAGACTTACTTAGCAAATCTACTACATAAAATAAATTTTTGAATAGGATATTTCTATCATCTTCAGAATTTAAGGGTAAAGCCTGGATATTCTTTTTATCTACATATTTGAAAATAGTTTGTTTTATTTCTCCAGTAACCTCAACATCATTTAGATAATAATATTTCATTAAATCCCATTCTTTTTCATTTACTAAATCAAATCTAACCCTTTCTACTGCATCTCTAGGGTTAATAAATTCAATCTTATTTCTAGGAGTAGTTATATAAATTGTTGTATCTTTTTTCTCATCTCTAATAATTTCTGCTCCTGTAAAATAATATGCTCCTTTCTTATAATAATTTTCAGAAATGATTCTCTGATATCTTGTAAAGATATCTATGAAATAATCAAACATAGCTTCATCTGTTCTTAAAGCAGGAGATGCAAAAAGTTTATTTGCCTTCTTAGCTGCTTCTATTTCAGACCTGCGAATAAGATCACTAATAAAATCAGGTTCTATAATACCTGCTGCAAATAAAGGAATAGGATCTTCAATAAAGGCCATCTTAAAGAACTTAGTATAGTTTATAAAACTATTTTCAAAATAATCATCATTGATAGCGAGATTATACATTCTACGAAATTCAATATTCGTAGATAACCATCTATCTACTTTGTTCTTTACAACCTTTGTTCTAGAGATCTTGATATTATTCTCTAATGAAAAACATATAGTATCTTCATCAGGGAGAATATAAGAATGAATGTAATCCAGTATATTACCAGACTCAGCCTTTCCTCTACCCCAAATATAGATCATATCTATTAGATCCATTAAACTCATAGGACCCATAATACATAGATTATGATAAGTTACAGGAAGATACTTTTCTCCATCAATACTCTTATTTACCTTTTCAAAAGGAGTACGAAGATTTAACCAATTAAGGTTCTTATCAATCTTGTCATATCCAAGATTTCTAAATAAGGAAGCCATATACTGGAGTTGAGTTAAATGATCTCTAGTACAATCCCCTTGTTCCATTTGAAGCATTTTGTCATAGGAAGTAATCTTAATATCCTTTCCTCCTATATTCATTACATAATAATCCACCATATCATTCTCCTCCATTATAAAAAATTCTTAAGAATTAAATAAACCATCTTAGTCATGATAAGTATAATAACTCATCATATTTATAATATATAATTATGGAGGATTTTCCATAGTATCTTAAAGATACTATGGAATTTGTAATGCAATTGTTTTATATTCTAAGGCAAAATATACATGTTCAGACATTCCATCTTTTACTTTTCTAAATACTAATCTAACACCATAATCTCTTAATAATGTTATAATCTCATTATTTAGAGTTTCATTATCTATCTTAATAAGAGAGAATGAAGATATGGCATTCAAAATATCATTCTCATCTTCAGTCTCTTCTGCCTTCTTTATTTTAGAAAAAATAAGATCAGCTACTATTTTATCATCATCCATTTTATACTCCATAAAAAATAAACTCACCAGGAAGTAACGTCCTGGTGAGTATTATATTAAAACTGAATAATATTTGTGTAAGTTATATTCTTGCTATCTAACTTACTAATACCAATTTCTTCCAAAGGAAAACTTCTTAAGTTATCTTGAATAATACTGATATAATCAATAAAAGGAACTATCCAGTCAGGAATTTCTACATCTGAAGGAATAGCTATTGAAGATACTTCTCCTTTAAAATTTTCATCCTTTAGAAGTTCTACTAATCTTAAATAATGATTAGGATGTGATTCTGCTATTAGATCTGCATTCTTAGAAGTTATATTGGTTTTAATAACAAGAATAGAATTTCTTCCTTCTAGATCTATATTTTCTTCTTCCTTATCTTTTATTTCATTATATGCTACAGATGCTTTAATACCTTGAATGCTCATGGGTTTCTTATAAGCATACATAGATTTTATTCTAGCAGGTTTATGGAAAGACTTATCTTTACTCTTAAGAGATTCATAAATCTCTTTTTCTAGAATAGCAAACTTCTTTATGATATCAACCTGATCAATAAATGAGTTTCTAAGAATATCAAATTCTAGAATCTTCTTCAATCTATTAGATGTAGTTTCAGGTATACCTACTTTAGTCATAGGAAGACCCTTTATATCAAGTTGTTTATTTTCAGGAACTATATTCCCTTCTTGAACTAACTGTAAATCTGCATAGTTCTTTTTACCTTTTGTAAGAAGTAAGCATTTAAATAAGAATTCATTCTTCATTATAAGAAGACAATCTCTATTGTTTGCTTTTGTATTGTAGTTTTCACTAAATAAGACCATATAATCTAAAATCAATTGGCTTACTATATAAGACATGATATCTACAATACTATATCTAAGAGAGTCTTCTTCAATTACAACTAAAGGATATTTCTTTCTCTTAGCTTCAACCAATTTATCATTATAAAAATCATAATCATATTTAGGTTGATTTTCTTGATACTGCTTTATTAACTTATCCCCCTCTTCTTCTAATTGAGCAGAGGTATATTTTACTTTCATGGGAATTCCAATTGTATATTTTAATACAAATCGATACCATTCATCAAGAGATATAATACAAGAATCTGTATCCGTTATAAGAACTACATCTCGTTGCATATCATAAACTCTAGGGAGTTTATCTATATACATATGACGATAGTATACATACTCAAACATGATATCTTTTAATAAAACCAATTCCTCTTCAGATTCTTTAGGAATCTTATTAGGATCTAAGAAAGGTTTCTCTAATTTAACTAAAATTGTTAAGATAAGATTGATTATCTTTCTATTCTCACAGAACTTGTACAAGTTATTCTTATAATATAAAACATTGATACATCTTTGATCTAAATTACAAATTGTCTTCCAGATAGCATCTCTTGCTTCATCTGAAGGAATCCATCCATCTCCACCACAGTTCTTCATTATTCTTAAGAAACATTCTTCGATAGTAATATTTCTATCAAGTATATCCCAATCTTTAAATCTATAAAACTTAGGATTCTTTTGATCTTCTACTATATTTTCTATAAATTGTAATGTTTCTGTAAGAGATGAAAATCTAACATTATTCCCAAGGAAAGATTCAAACATGGTAATGGATGCGGATATACAACCACGTCCTTGTCCAGTTACAGCTGTACAAAGATAGAGATTATAAAATATACTACTATACTGACCAGCACACCCATACAATGCATTACAAGATACTTTATAATTTGTTTGTTTTAAATTCCATGCATTAAACTCTTCAGATCCCTTGGGGTGTTTCTTCATTTCTTTTTTTGCTTCATCTCGTTTATCAACAAGATATTGTATTAGATTATAAAAAGGATTTTTTACTGTACCATGTTTACAAAATAAAACCCCTTCTGTAGTCATGATAGCTTTATCATTAATAAGATCATTTGCCAATGATAAATAATCTGTAATGATTTCTCTCTTAGTATAATTATTATTTACTCTGAGTTTATTTTCCTTATAAGACTTTTCTACAGAAATATCTATAGCCTGTATCAATTCCATTCTTGATAGATTAGGCATTATTCTTTCTAGAATATGAAGCATGGATTCTTTGTATTTACTTATTAAGATACCTTTAGGTATTGCTTTCTCTTCCATTATATTTCTCCTTTATAATAGATTATTTCATAGTTTTTGACTCTATTCATTTTAATAATATATAACGAATAAAGAATTTGCTGTTAAAACATAATAATAAACTCCTTGTATTAGTTATATAAGGCTAATATAGCGGAGAGAATTCTCTCAAATAAAAGTATTTAAATCCTAGGAGGTACTTAAAGATGTTTTTCAAAAAAGATGATTCTTTCTTAGATGAAAGTTTTGATCAAGAAATTGATGGTTCTGGTATCATTGATCAGGACGCATTGATGGAAAATATGTTGGTTGATGAAATGAACCGCATGTCTGACGCTGAATTCGAAGCTTATACAGAATCTTCTGAATTCAATAACTTAGTAGAAGCTGGCGTATTGGGTCGTCGTTCTTTGGTTAAGATGAACCGTAAGGATGACCTTCGTCGTCGTATTCATTTGGCTTCCATTCAGATGGCTCGTGAACAGGGTGATGCTGACTGGGAAGCTCTTCGTAAGAACCGTATTAACGAACGTCGTTTGCTTAAGAAGATTTATACAAAGTATCAGAACCGTGTTCGTCGTAACGCTATGCAAAGTCAGAAGCGTTTGATTAAACTTACACCGGATGCATTTAACTTCAACAAGATTAATCGATAATAATTTATTAGGCTATGGATTAAGTTCCATAGCCTATATTTTTCTTAAATATAATTTAAAATACATACTATAATTTTGGAGTAAGAAATTACAATTCTATTCACAATATATTATATGGGGTTTAGCAAATGAGGAGGATTTTGACTGATGGAACAAAGTAATCTTACCAATTTCCAAAATTATTACATGTATGATGAGCTTATTAAAAATAAGAAATTAGAAGTAGATGTAACTACTATAGATAGTAGTAATTGGGAGTTTCATTATAAAGGAATTTTAAATATCCTTAGAGATGGAATAGAAACCCCTGAAGTTCAAAATTTATATATTACCATTTATTTCAATGGAAACAAAAATGAATCTGTAGATCTTATGATTACAGATTACTATTTGAATCTGATAATGTGGTTTCCCATTATCTTTATAAATAAGAAAATTCAGCCTCAGCATTTGTTCTTTGAAGAGCATACAACAGGAGATACAATTAAAGCTTTTATAGATAAATACATTGTAGAACCTAATAAGATTGAAATAGAAAATAGAATCTTAAACAATGCAATTGCAGATACATTGTTCCACTTCTCTGATGTAGATGATTTCTCACTCTTCTTAGCTAATACTCTTAACTTAGAAGATGATATAGATATTATGCAACATAGCAAAGCATATTATGATTTACTTCATGCTGATTTAAGTGGAGTTCCTATTGGAGAAGTAAAAGATAGAGGTATGGAAT